ACCACCTGCACCGTCTCGCCCGGGTCCACCACGTAGTGCGCGCTGCTCGGCGTGGTGACCGTGTGCACGAAGTAGTTGGCGTTGGCTCGCGCACCACCAGGCGCGCACGGGCTGACCGTGCAGTGCATCACGATGCGCTTCAGCGGGTGCAGCGCCTGCGGCCCGCCGTGGAACTTCGCTGGCCCCAGGTACGGCGGTGCGGGCGGCGGAACCTTGGTGCTCACGGGCGCTCCTTCTGGTCGTTGCGGTCGTCGTCGTTGCGGTCGCTGTCGTCGCGGTCCTCGATGCCAATGAGCGGCGGCGGCGGGGGGTGCTCGGGGTTGGTTGCCAGCAGCAGCGCAAAGGCCATCTGGTCCCAGGCCTCGTGTACGGCGGCGCGGGTCAGCATGTGGCGCTCGCGCTCCTCTAGCAGGTTCATGCGGCGCTCTAGGTTGCTGATCCGCACCACCTTGGCCTTCTCGCTGGTGCGGACCTCGGTGATGATGTCGCGCAGCATGCGCACCTCGCTGGCGGCCACCTCCTGCTCGGACACCCGGGCCTCGGCGGTGGTCTTGCGGGCGGTGGCGTCTCGGCTGGCCTTGCCCCACAGCAGGTCCAGGGCCTTGATGAAGCCAGCGCCAGCAGCGCCACCAGCCGCGATGATTGCCGCGAACTCGCTAGGGCTTACTCCCATCGGGCTCTCCGTCCTTGGGTGTGCGCGTGAGCAGCAGGCGCAGGGTGAACAGGTGAATGACCAGCAGCGCCAGCAGGCCCGCGTACACCGTCACGGGGTAGCCCGGCACGTAGTCGCGCCGCTCGGCCTCGGTTGGTGCGAGCACGTGAAAGTCGTGCTGGTGCAGCCGCGCCCAGGCCAGGCCCACAGTCATGGCGAAGTCCCACAGGGCCAGCAGCACCAGCCCCACGGCCTCTAGCGGGACGCTGCGCCTGGGCTTGTGCAGCAGGCCGATGATGAGCACCGCACCACCGACGACGGCCAGCAGCCCGAACGGGTAGCGGGACAGCGGTCCTAGCACGTCCTCGATCTGTGAGGCGGTACCCCACAGCACCATCTGCGTGCCCGCCGTCACCCCGACCACGCCGTGCACCCACAGCAGGCCCAGCCGGTTGGCTATCTCGTAGTTGGCGCGGGCTTGGCCTTCCAGGGCACGGCGGGCCACCCGCTCGGCTGCCGTCTCCAACTCCTTGAACGGGTCCCGCTCGCTCATGTTGCCCCCCCTAGCCGACGCGACGCACGGTTAGCCGGTTGCTGCGTGTGCCGTCCAGCGCCAGCGCGCCACCGGAGGACTGGAACACCTGCACGTTGACCGTCTGCCCAGCAACCAGGGCCACCTCCGTGGCGACGGCGTTGGACAGCGAGCCACCACCTGCCGGGAACTCGCTGCGGGCTATGGCGTTGCCGTCGATGTTGATTGCCAGCACGCGGCGGCCCGTGGTGTTGCCGCCCCAGGTGATGCACGCGGTGATCGCGTACAGGCCCGCCTCCGCGATGGTGAACACCCCGCCGCTGCCCACCCAGCCGCCCACGTTGCGCTCGGTGTCAGTCCAGGTGACGTTGGTCAGCGCGGCGTTGGGGATGCTCAGGTCCGCGTTGCGGGTCATGATGAGCGAGGGCGTCAGCGACTTGCCCGTACCGTCCCAGCGCGACCAGCCGGTGCGCCCCGAGCCGTCCGCCGCCAGTTGCACCAGCGCGCCCAGGCTGTCGGTCACCACGCTCTGGATGCTGGCCGGGGTGGTGACGCCGAAACCGAAAGCGGCGGCAGGGTTGTTGAGCGGCGCGAAAGCCACCGCCGCGTCGGTGCGGCTGGGCGGGGAGCCGGTGGTGCTGCCCGCCAGCGTCATGGACTGGGCGGTGCGGCTGGGGACGGTGGCCCCCTTGGCGAAGTAGACCCGGGCCTCGGTGACCCCGCTGGGCAGGGCGGCGGTGGTGGTGGTGACCCGGGCGCGCTTCTTCATGGTGAACGTGAGCACCGGGGACACCGTGGTCTCGGCGGGGGTGCTGGCGTTGCGCCAGGTGTAAGCGGCATACCACGTCGCGTCTGCGGTGGCGGTCCACTTGTTCCCGGCCTCGTACTTGCTGCGCTTGCCGGTGGTGCCGATGGTCCAGAAGTTGGCCCCGTCCCACCACAGGCCCCTCGTGCCGTTGCCGGTGTTGGCGCTGTCCCACTGGTTGGCGGTGTCCAGCACCCCAGCGGTGTCCACCACCTCAATGGTGTTGCCGTAGTTGGTGAACACGTAGTGCGCGGCCCCAAAGTCGAAGGACCCGTACGCGATGCTGGACAGGTTCATGGCCCAGGCGTACGTGGTGTTGAACGTCGCACCCCAGGCCACGCCGTTGTTCTGGTCGGGGGCGGCGGTGATGCGCTGCACCCGCACCTTCCCGCCATTGTCGTCGCGGGATTGGGCCAGCAGGAACTCCCCGCTGGCGGTGTCGTACCCCAGGGCCAACGTGCGCGCTGTGCTGCCGTCCCCGTAGGGCATCTGCGCGGCGGTGCCCCCGAACATGTACCACTCGATGGGGTTGAAGTACGGGTCCACGGCGTTGGGGTCGAAACGGCCCAGCACCCAGTAGGCGTTGACGGCGTTCCAGTAGAGCATCCAGGCGTAGCCATTGGCGACGCAGACAGAGTGAGCCGTTGACATGCTCGCCACGGAGTGACCCACCCGGCGCAGGGTGCCGTCCGCGTTCCACTGCTCCATGGTGGCCCTGCCGTTGACCGTGCGGCTGGTGTACCAGTAGGTGCCGTCGAAGGCTAGGCCGTTGCGGTCACTCCACTGGCCGTCATCGGTGTGCTGCGTGGCGCTGTAGCCAATGGTGGCGCTCGGGGGGTTGGTGGGGGCCACCACGCCCTGCTGCATCACCAGCGTGGAGCCCTGGGCCAGCAGCGTCTGCTGCAAGGTGGTGAGGGTGCCAACGGTCAGGTGGTCAATCTCCGCGTCGCCCCGGAACACGTTGGGCTGTGTGGGGTCGTTGGGCAACTGCACGCGCAGCCCACCGGCTGCGTCGTAGGAGAACAGGCCGGTGGGCGTGAGGTCGATGCCCGGCCCGGTCAGGTTGCCGCTGGCGTCCAGCGAGCGGGTGCTGATGGTGGTACCCAGCACTACGATGCCCGCCAGCGTTTCGGCGGTGACCGACCCGGCAGCCAGGTCGCCGCTGGCGGCCTGGTCCATGCTCCCGCTGGCGGTGGGGCTGGCGGCGGCGTTGCCGTCCTCGTCGTAGGCCTGCACCACGAAGGCGTAGGTGGCGTCGTAGGCGAAGGGCGTCCCATCGGCCAGGTACTTGACGGCGGCCATGGTGCCCGCCGTCTCGGCCAGCAGTGTGGTGGCGTCCAGGGGCAGCGGGCTGCCAACGGGCGCGCCATAGACCCGGTACCGCACCGGGCCGGTCTGCGGGTCGCCGTTGGCATTGGTGGTGACCACCGACCACTTGACGAAGATGAGCCCCAGCCCGCCCAGCGTGGTCACGGTGGCCACAGCAGCGGGCACCACACCGTCCCGGGCCGGTGGCACGCTGGTGGGGTCCAGCACGACGCTGCCCTGCAAGGTGGGGGCTACCTGCGGCTGGCTGGTGACGCGGTACGTGCCACCGACTAGCTGCAACTCCACCGGCACCGGGGTGTCGTAGGACCCCTCGGGGAAGTAGCCGACCAGGTTGGTGGGGAGTTCGGCAGGCACCGTGTCCCCGGCGCTGTCGTCGCTGCCGTCCACCAGCGCGACGTGGGCGTACCACTGCACCAGCGGGGCTCCGGCCTCCACCACCTGCACCGGGTCGCTGGTGTCTGCGGTCACCCCAGCAGCAGCGGCCAGCGTGATGGTGCCTGCGTCCTCGTCCAGCCCCGTGTAGGTCAACTGCACCCCGGACACCAGCAGCACGCCGCCGTCCTCGTTGAAATCGGCGGTGTGGTCCACCACCAGCGTGGTGTCGGTAGCAAGCAACGGGGCCACCAGGCTGCTGCCCAGTAGCCCCTGCTCGACCGCCACCACCGTGCCGTACAGCACTAGGGCCTCCGCTTCGTGTTGCGCGGCACGGACACGGAGTCGGTGTAGCCGACCGTCATGTCGCCGCTGGTGAGGGGAAAGGAGAACTGCCGCAGCCGCTCGCTGCTCACGTACTGCTCGGTGCTGATGCGCACCAGGTCCAACTCATCGAGGAACGGGACCGGCAGCGCGTTGAAGGTGCTCCCGAACTGCATCCGGGCCACCTCGGCCAGCCTGGCGTTGGCGCGGCTCTGCGCTGCGGACTTGGAGTTGATCTTGTCGTCGGTGATCGTCTCGCGCAGGTAGGTCCACACGCCGTTACGGGCCAGCGACTTGGGGCTAGCTGGGTGCCAGGCGTCCAGGGTGGCCTGGGCGGTGTGGTTCGCTGGCTTGTGACCGATCACGACCACTTGGTTGATGATGCTGTCGCGCTCATGGCTGACCGTCACGGGTGCAGTGACGTTGCCACCCTTGCCGTCCTTGAAGGTGTAGACCGGGGCGTCGGGTAGCTTGCGCAGGCGCAGCACCCCCGCACCGTCGTAGAACAACTGCATCCCCAGGCTGCTGGCGATGGTGCGGCAGACCCCCCAAGGTTGCACGTTGTCCTCCCAGCCCACGTGCACGTCCTTGGGGAGCCGCCGCGTCACCCCACCAGGTAGACCGAACGTGTCCTCCCCCACCCGCTCGGTCATGATCTTGCGAATGGCTGACACGGCGTTGTGCCCCTTGCGCAGGGTCATGGTGGGTACACCCCGCCGAGCCAGCGCCTCCTTGCCCTGCGCCTCGACGCTCACCTCGTCCCCGGTGCGGTCGAACTTCGTCAGCGGGCCGGTGAACACCGGGCACGACACCGTGCGGGCCAGGGCTGGCACGTAGATGCGCACCACTAGCTGCACCATGTTGTCGAAGTAGACCGCCCCGTCTGCGGGGCTGTCGGGCTCGAACTGCAAGGTCCCGGTGGGGTCCAGCCAGGACAGGGTGGCGCTGCGCGACACGTCGGCGGTGGTGTCCAGGTTCACCTGCCCGCTGTCCAGGGCGGGCTTGATGGTGCTCACCAGGTCCCCGGACAGCGTGAGCACGCGCACCTGCACGTCCATGACGTAGGACGCGGACCACGCGGCGACGTAGGTCGCCAGGTCGGTGCTGCTCAGTCCCAGGGTCTGCACTACAGCACCGCCGTGAACGGCAGTTCGCCCTGCTGTGCGAACGAGAACGTCACCGCGATGTTGCGGTCCCCGCCCTTGCTGACCGGGGTTGGTGCGAGGGTGAGCCCGTACACCTGCACGGGAATGTTGAGGTCCCCTGCGGCCATGCGCAGCACCTTGGCGGGGTTGGCCTTGTACCCGAACAGGCGCGACTCCACCGTCTCCACGCTCATGTACCCGGGGATCACCATGGCCAGGCCGGTCCAGTTGCCCTCTAGGCCGCGCAGGCTGCTGGTCACCTGCACCGGGGCGTCCGCACCGATGGGGTAGTACGTGGCGGTGTCCTCGCCGTATGCCCAGTCGCCGCTGTCGTTGCCCCACAGCACCGCGTCCAGCCCAGTGTCGGGGTCCGCGAGCCACAGCCCTGCACCCGTAGGGGTCAGGGTGCTGGTTGGTCCTTGGGAGCCGGTCTTGCCGTTGACGATGGGCATGACCTTGTACGTGGTCGAGCGGTTGGGTGCCACCGTCCAGTCGCGCCACGTGTAGCTGGTGCTGCTGCCCACGCGCACGGTGGTGTAGTCGGTGGTGCGGTAGACCTCGCGCCCGTTGCGGTACACCACCCAGCCGTCGGGTGCAGCAGCGCGCGACCAGTTCACGTCCACCCACGGCGCAGGCTTGGCCTGCACCACCGCCAGGGTGTCCACCCCCGCGATGGTGGGGTCGCTGGCGTAGGTGAGCGCCTGGTCCACCTGCACGTAGGACGGGTCCCCCACCGTCTCGTCGCGCACCACGTTGTCCCACCCACGCACGCGCAGCGTGTACGCGGCGGTGGGGTCGGTGAACACCGAGGTTGGCGGGGTGTAGTCCCCGGTGGTGGTGGCAAACACCCCGCTGTCGAACACCTTGACGCCGCCCAGGTAGGCCAGCACCTGCATGCGGCGCAGGTTGGCCATGGTGATCGCCACGGGCGGGCTGGGGTCGTACACCGTCGCGGGTGGCTGGTTGACGGTCAGGGCGGGCTTGCTGACCCGCGAGAACGTCGCCCACGCAGACCACGGCGACAGTTGCCCGTTACTGCTGCGCACCCGCACCCGCCACTGCGTGCTGGACCCGTCTGCCAGCCCCGCGTAGGTGCTGGCAGACAGGTCGTAGGACTCGGTGCTGGTGGCCACCTCGCCGCTGTCGAACGCCGGGGCTACGGCGTTGCCAGCGGGGTCCACCTGCACCTGCTGCGCCACCGTGGCGTCACTGCTCGTGTAGCCGAGCACCGGCTTGGCAATGGACACCGCTGCGGCGCTGGGGTTCAGCGACGTGGGCGTGGGTGGCGGGTAGGTGTAGGTGACCTCTAGCTGCGGCTTGAGGTCGCTGGCCTTGAAGCCGTAGACGTAGTGCGCGCTGGTGCGGCTGGTGCTGATTCGCCAGCCGTAGTTTGGCTGCCCGTCCACCATGGCCTGCACTTGCGCGGTCACGTCGAACTCCCATAGCGCCTTGGCTGCGGGTGCGGTGAGCGCGACGGTAGCCACCGGCCCGGTGACCCCCGGGCGGTTGCTGTAGGTGGCCTTGCTGGCCGTCCACTTGGCGCTGATGCGCTGTGCGCTCAACGTGGTGGTGCCGGAGAGCGCAGCAGTACCCCACACGCGCAGCCGCGCGCTGGTGACCGTTGCACCCTTGTGCAAGTCCTTGGGCAGCCCCACCTGCACCAGCGCGTAGGTGGTGGGGTTGCTGGCGTCTAGCGCCAGGTTGGCGGGGCTGCCGTACACCAGACTGGTCTTGGCGCTGGACACCATGACGGAGACACCGGAGCGCAGCAGGGTTGTGGTCATCGGTGCTGGCGTCCCATCGTCGCGGCGTGGTGCCGGTTGGCTCGGATGCGGGTGTCGGCCACCTCGGCCAGGTAGGCGTCGAACGTGCGGTCACCCACCACCAGTGCCACCCGGCGTCCGGTGAGCGTTTCCCCAGCGGCTGCGGGCTGCACGTTGGCGTAGCTGCGCTGCACGTTGGGCACGATCTGCCCGCTGGCCTTGGGCCGGAACAACTCGGGGCCGTCCTCGCCCACCAGGTACAGCCCGCCCCGGCGCACTGGACCACCGGCTGCGCGGGTACCGGCAATGTCGGCGTGCTTGGCGGCTGCCTGGTTCTTGGTGATGATCCGTTCCGTGCGGGTGGTGATGATGTCTATGTGCACGGTCTTGGGCTTGATCTGGTCGATGCCGTTGCGCACGTCCCTCAGCTTGTTCTCGACCCCCAGCAGTTTGCCCACCACGGACTTGCCGAAGGAGTCGAACGCACCTGCTGCCTTCTTCACCTTGGGGCCGATGCCGGGTATCCACCCCAGGCCAGCAGCAGCGGCGTGCACGATGCCGCCGAACACCTTGAACGCAGCGGTCAGCAGCATGCGCAGTGCCTTGACGCCGAAGATGCCCACGGTCAACCAGGCCTTGGCCAGCAGCGTCAGGTAACCCACGAAGGCATGGGCGATGAACGCACCCACCACCTTGAGCACGCCCCAGGTCTGGTCCACCACGTTGCGGAACTTCTCGCTGTGCCGGTAGGCGTACACCAGTCCGGCCACCAGGGCAGCAATGGCCACCACCACCAGGCCGATGGGGTTGGCCTCCATCTCCCCGTTCAGCACCGCCTGCACAATGGCCAGCGCGGCGGTGGCCTTGGTCCATGCGCGGTAGGCCGCCACCACCAGCAGCGCGGTGCCAGCGAAGGCCACCACGGTGGTCTTGTTCTTGACCAACCAACCGAGCACAGCGGCGATGTAGGGCAGCGCCGCCTTGAAGGCGTCGGACACCCGGTGCACCACGTTGGCCAACTGGCCACCCGGCCCGGTGCCGTTCTGGAACCCCGTGATGAACTTCGACACAGCCGGGATCACCTTGTTTGTAAGGAGATTCTCTAGCTTGTCGATGTAGGGCAGCAGCGCCGTGCCGATCTGCTCCTTGAAGTTGGCGAAGGCGGTAGCCATCTTCTCGCCGCTGGTGGCGCTGGCTGCTGCGGTGCCGCCGAACTCCTTGCGCAGTTCGCCCAGGATGATCTTCTGCGCGCCCAGCGTCTTGCCGTGGGCCACCATGTGCTTGATCTGCGCCTGCTGACCCTTGTCAAACGAGACACCCACCTTGGACAGGGCGGTGAGCCCCTTCACCGGGTCGTTGAGCGCCTTGCCTAGCTGGATCGCGGCAGCCTTGGGGGGCTTGCCCATGGCAGCAGCCATGTCGGTAGCGGCCTGGGTTGCCTGGTCAAAGACCTTGTTCCCCTTGCCCGCCTCGTTGCGCACGTTGGTGAACGTGAGCAGCAGGTTGCTGGCCGACTGCACGGCCTCGTCGTCAATGCCGGTCTTGTTACTGATCGCGGTGGCCAGGTTGCCCACTTGCTTGGCGGTCACGTTCGCCGCCCCACCCGTGGACTTGATGACGTTGGCGGTGATCGCGCCGACCTTCTGGCTCTCGCGCGCCTCGGCAATGCTGTCCTTGAAGAAGGACACCACCTTGGTGGCCGCGAACGCGCCACCCAGTGCAGCACCGATCTTGGCTACACCCGGGATCATGCCCGCGTGGAAGGCCTTGCCCGCTCGCTTGCCACCCTCGGACCCGGCCTTGGTGCTAGCCCCGGCCACCTCCTTGGTGATCTGGTCGGTGGCACCCTTGGCGCTGAACATGAGCGACACGTAGGCCTGTGCGACCTCAGCCATGGCGTGCCTCCTCAAAGTCGTGTCCGTGGGCGTTCAGCACCGCCAGCACTTGGCTGCGGGACAGGTTCGTACCGCCGCGCCGGGTGGGGCGGTGCTCGGGCTGCGGGCGCGGGTAGGGCTTGGGGTTCTTGGCCAGCGAGCGGTGCGTCAGGTCGAACAGGTCGGCCAGCACGAACCACTCCGGGCTGCGGGGTGCGGTCCAGTCGTTGCGCGCTGCTGCCACTTGGCTGGTGGGGTCCACCAGCAGCACGCTGGTCAGGCGCACCGCCTCGCCCCAAGTCATGGCGCGGGTGCCCACCTTGTGCAGCCCCAGGTGGAAGCGGACCCGCCAGTCGTACTCGAAGGCTGCGCGGTGCTCCTCGATCAGCGCGAGGAGCGCAAGGATTCCCCCAGGGACGCGTCCCCCTCGGCGGCGTCCATGTTCATCCAGGCAGCCACGTGTTCCAGCATGACGGGCGCGGGCATGTCGTACAGCGCGTCCAGGGCGTCCGGGTCGGCCACCAGTTCCAGCATGGCGAACCCCAGCCGCATCTGGCCGTTCTCGCCGTCCACGTAGGCGTCGCGGATCAGTCGCCCGGGCACCTTGTCCACCACGCTGGTGCCGCTGGGTAGCTGGTACTCGATGCCGTCGTGGGTGAACACGTAGGTGTTGACGGGTGTGGCCTTGACGTTGATCGCCTTGGGCTGGTGGTCCTGGGGCTTGCGGGGGGTGGGCATGCGCGGGTGCCTTCCAATGTTGTGCGGGTGCGCGGAGGATGGGTGGAGCACCAGGGGCGGGGTTCCGCGCAGTTCCCCGCCCCTGGTGGTTAGCTGGGGCTACGCGGGGGTCTTGAGGGCGGTCATCCAGACCTTGGCCGCGCCACCGATGGTGGAGTCGTTGTACGCGGTCACGGTGACCTCGTAACCAATCGCCTCCCCGTTCTGGTACACGCGGTCCCCAACCTCGGTGACCTCGCCCTGCGGCACGTACACGCGCAGCAGTTCGGCCCCGTCGATCACGTCCAGTACGAAGGACTTGCGGCCCCCCGTGCTGGTGGGGACGACCACCAGGCTGCCGTCCGTGGCACCCGGGGTTGCAGCAGCGCCGTAGAACAACTCCACGGTGTCCGGGTTGGTTTCCAGGAGCACGAAGTGGTAGGTCAGCGTCGCGTCGGTGACCACCGTGCGCACCAGGGCACCACCCTGCCAGGCCTTGATGTCATTGGTGCTGCGGCCTCGGGACTCGGTAACGCCGTCCTCGCTGATGAGCCCCAGGTCGGTGAACCCTGTGAGCGCGCCACTGGTTCCGGTGGGTGCAGTTGCGTCGGTGTCTCCCACCGACACAGCCCCTGTGACGGCCACGCGCACGTTCGCGGTGTTGGTAGCCATGCGTTCCTCCTTCGTGGCCTTACTGGGGCCGGTCGTGATGGGTTGGTGCGCGCGGAAGTCCCACCGGCCACGTGGTGGCGGTGGGGCGGTTGGGGGTGGGCCTAGACCTGCTGCCCTCGGGTGGTGACCTCGATGACCTGATAGCGCAGGGGCTGGCCACTGGGGTCCGCTACGGGGGTGCTGCCGGTGGGTTGGGCCACGTGCAGCACCGGGTCACCTGTAGGTGCGCTCCACAGCAGCGCACCAACCAGGCGCGACAGGTCGTTGGCGTCCTGCTCGGTGGTGGCCCACGTGCGCACCGCCAGGCGCGACACCTCGCGCACCAGGTCCGGGCGCACCCCACCGTCGCGGCGCACCAGCACCATGCGGTCGCGGCGCTCGGGGGGTACCCGGGTGCCGACGTACACCCCTGCCGCGTAGGGCTCGCCACGCTCGGCTAGGGCTGCGCGCAGCCAGCTTGTGGCCCACAACTCCACGTCAGGCTGCACGACGACAGGGCGCGCCATTACGCCCCACCTGCGGCGTCCAGGGCGCGGGCCAGGTAGCCGTGGTGCGTCTCCTGCCACAGCGCGCGGGGTCCGGTGGCCACCACGCGCACCACAGCGCGGTCGTGGGTGGCCTGCACCAGTTCCAGGGTGGTGCGGGGGTCCAGGTTCTCCTTCGGGACCGCTGCCAGCACCCGCTCCATGCGGGCGGTCAGGTCCGAGCGCAGTTCGTCACTGTTCAGCAGGGCGCGGATACCGGCACCGTCGATCTTGACGCGCACTGACATGGCCATGGCTAGCCCTCCGTTCGGTAGGCCTGCACCACGACGCCAGCAGGCCACTGCTGCGGGGTGCCTTGCACGGGGTAGACCTCACCGCGCACCCGCACCCGGTCATACGCGGTCACGGGGTCACCAGCGGGTAGGTACAGGGTCCAGCCGCTCACCACGGCGTTGCGGGCGTCTACCACCGTCTCGTCGGTGGGGCGCGGCTCCGGTGGGGCAAGCGTGGTGACGGTGCGCGTGGTCACGTCCTCGTCGGCCCAGCTTGAGGACTCGTTGCCGTAGGCGTCGGTGCTGATCGCGGCGGTCAGCACCTGCACGTCCTCGCCGTCCACGGCTAGGCCCTCGGGGGGATGCGATAGCGGTTCAGCGCCGCGCGCTGCACGCCCAGCGCGTCCCCGGTGGACAGGTACGTCTCCGAGAACGGGCCGGTGGTCTTGGACTGTAGGCCCGGGGCTGCGGACTTGGCCTGCTGCGCAACGGCCACCACTGCGGCGGTCACGTCAGCAGGTGGCTGGTCGTAGCCGTGGGTGAAGGTGACCGTTGCGTCCCCGTCCCACCAGGACCACAGCGGCTCGACGGTGAACGACCAGCCGGTAGGGCGTGCGCGGCGCAGCACCCCGGCAGTGCTAGCTGTGTAGTACGCGGGGTCCAGTTCGATGCCGTCACTGGTCACCACCCGGTCCACGCTCACCAGGTGCAGCGTGGGCAGCACTGCAACCCCACCAGCGAAGTGCACCGTCACGGTGTCCTGTCGCTGCGGAGCAATGTGCCAGCCGCAGAACGACCGCACCAAGGCCTCAGCCTGTAGCAGGCGGTCGTCGTCTGTGGTGACCAGGCTGGTGGCCAGTTCGGCGGGCATGGGGACCTACTTGTTCCGCGTGCTGGTGGCGCGCGACTTGTTCGCGGGCGTGCTGGACTTGCTCTGCACGGGCTTGGCGTCCCGTGCCTTGGCCTCGTCCTCGTCCAGCAGCATGGTGTGCTCGATGCCACCGATGGTGACGACGTACTCCTTCATGGCTGCGCTCCGTTCAGCTTGCAGGGCTAGGGGTTGGTGGACCGGGTGGGGTGCGGTCGTGAGAGACGCACCCCACCCGGCTGCTCACTACGCGGTGAACGTCACCTGCACGATGGCCGAAGGCCACCGCACCGCGAGCGCGATGCGCTCCTCGATGCGGGTCGTGATGATGTTGCTGGTGAACTTGCCCTGGTCGGAGTTGGTGGACTCCACCCGGACGCCACCCTTGCGGTACACCGTGGCTGCCTGCTGGAAGGCACCCACCACCGCCGTGCCCGGGGCGACAGCCTGGGTCACGATGGTGCGCAGACCCCAGATCGGCTGAGCCACCGCCGCCGTCTGACCGAGTTCGCCGTACTGCGGCTGGAAGAAGCCCCCGCCGTAATACTGCTGATTCGCGTCACGGCGCAGGCGCAGCCGCTGGTAGTCCGTGGGGTTGATGATGATGCCGTCCGCACCAAGACCCGTAGCGGTCATGATCTTGGTGGTGGCCCGGAACAGGGCGTCGGCGTCGTCGTCCCCACCAGCAGCAGACACCTCGGTCTGGATACCGCTGCGCTGCAACAGGCCGCGCAGGTTCTGGCCAGCGCCAGACCCGTTCAGCAACTGCTGCTCCTCGACCATGGCGAGCCGGTACAGGCCCCGCTGGTTGATCTCGGAGATGAGGAACGGAAGGTCCTCCACCATCTCGTCGGAGGTGTCGAACCAGCCCGCGATCTTGCGGAGGGCGTCGGTCACCTGCGTGGGGTCACCCTGGTGGAACTGGGGCTTCTGCGCACCCTCAGCCACCATGCCCAGGTCACCCTCAAGCGCACCCTCCAAGAAGTAGGTCACGGCGTTGCCCGCGAGGGTGCCGCTTCCCAGGAGGTCCGCGACCACCGGGCGGGGACGGTACCCCGGCACGATGTTGCGGTCGTACTCGACCAGGAACGGGGACAGCCCCGCTCCGGTGGTGACCTGCGGGTCCGTAGCTGCCTTGACGAACGGCGGGGCCGACACGGTTGCACCGCTGACGGTCTTGAGCCGGGAGAACCCCGCCTCACCCACCGCCTTGGCAAAGTGCTCACCGAGGGTCATGCCCTTGGTGCTCGGGCCGCTGGGCTCGTCGGGGTCGTTGTCCGTGCTGTCCAGCGACAGCACCGACTTGACCAGGTTCTCTCCCTCGATCTGCTTGTCCAGGGTGTCCACGGTGTCCATGTGGGACTTGACCGACGCCTGCTCGTCGTCGGTCAGGTTGCGCTGCTCCTTGCGGGCCTGGTCCACGATTTCGCGGGCGGCCTTGAGGGCAGCAGCGCGCTGGGCCTTGAGGTCCATGGCGTTACTCCTTGTCTCGTAGGTTGATGAGCGCCGCCCAGGTATCGACGGGCACGCCACGGTTGGGCTCCTCGGCCTTGGCCCCGTGCTGGGGCTCCTCGGCCTTGGCCGGTGCGTCCGTGCTGGCCTGCTCCTGGTGCTGCTTCGTCTCGTCGTCACCGCTGGCGTCACTGCCACCGATGGACGCGAGCACGTCCTTGATCTGCTTCGCGCTGGCCTGTAGGGCCGACAGCGCATCGCGCAGGGTCGATTCGTTCTTGGCCGACAACGTGCGGCCCGCCTTGGCGTCGGCGGTCAGCGCCTCGATGCGGCGCTTGACCCCCAGCAGTTCGGTGTCGGGGTTGGCACCCACCGGGGTGGGACCGACCTCGTACAGCTTGAGGCGGCGCAGTTCGTAGTAGGACTCGCCGTCCTTCTCCACCGGCCCGCCGTCCAGCACGTCGTAGGCGAAGGAGAACTCCCGCACCCGCCGCCCCTTGAGCAGCCGGTAGGCCTGCTTCGCCTTGGGGCTGGCCCCCTCGTCCATGTCGATCTGCGCCAGGACTTCCAGACCCTTGTCCGTCTCCTGGGCGTCGAGCACCCAGCCGATGTTGAAGTCGGGGTCAGCCATCTGGTGCGACCAGTAGACGGGGATGTTGTCGCCGCTGGCCTTCCAGTCGGCCAGGGTGTCCGCGAACGCACCCGGCTGCACCACGTCGCCGTAGGAGTCCTTGTTGCCGAACACCGACACCAGGGCGCGGAACTGACCTTCTGCCAGACCGTCCTCGGTACCTGCGGCCTTGATCTGCGCGGGGGCGGACTTGTGCATAGCGGTGCCCTCCTTGGGCGTAGGGGGGTGCGCGGTTGGGTTGCTGTGCGCCTCTGTGCGGCGCGCGGGGGTTGGGTGGGGGTAGTTGCGCCACCCGGGTGCTGCGCGAGGCTGTGGGGCACCCTGGGCGGGTTACGGGCGCGGCCAGGGCGGCAGCGGCCTGGTGCCGGTGCCGTCCCAAGGAGCC